ATATTGGCTTTCATTTAACGAACAACCAAGCCTCAAAGTTATAGAATTTCCAGAACATCGTGCCAACTGTGAAGCCAGCGTTCTCAGCCATGATTAAGTTACGGGTTGAGGTATTGGTCTGCATGATAGGGCGAAGGTCTCGCTCTTTCTTCATAATCTCTGAAGCGCTGAAATGAAGGCGTTTGAAGTCGTAGTACGCAGAATTCATAACTCGCTCAAGTTCGCCTGATTCCTCATGCACCTTCTCAGCCCAGATAAATGCCCCACCTTCAGCCAACTCATCGTAGACAAGGCTCAAGATATTAGGGCGGTCAGCCAATGGGAGGAACTGAAGCGTAAAGAGTGAGATGACAAGGGAAGGCGTAGCGCCGAGACCGCGTAGATTCTTAAACGCTCTTAAATCTTTACGAACGAACTCAACATTGTCATGGCTATCTGGGAGAAGGTTGTCAGAAATATCAATCCCGAGTTTTGCTCCCTCGAAAGGGATGGACTCAAGAAGTTTGCCCGTTGAGCATCCTAAATCAACTATGCTGAAATCTTCCTTGGCGTAAAAAGTAGCCAAGTCTCGAACTGAATCATTCAAAAGATGGTAATTCGGAATGGACTTAGCGATGTGGTCATCGAAGTCTGTAATCGTGTCAAATGAAAATGGCTCAGTAGAACTCATGTAATTTTCTCCCCATTGCTTCAACTACTGGAATTGTGATTGTGCGCCCACATCTCTCGTAGCGCTGTGTATCTGGAACTCTTGACCCATCTGCATAGAACTCTGTCCATCCATCGGGTAATCCTTGCAAGCGCTCGCACTCAAGCGGTGTGAGTTTGCGGATTCCGAAATCCTCCTCGCTACCGATTTGAACTCCATGTCTATCTTGCGCGGTAATTGTGTACATAGGGTCGCCATCATCTTTAATCATTCGACCATTCGGACTCTTATTGACTCGGGCAACATCTAAGACAGGGCGAACGAAGGGAACATTTCCACCGCCTGTACCCATCTGGGCTAGGAGAGTTGGAACTATGCCTTCATCGTAGGTACGCATGGCTTTATCTCTACGGCTCCATGTCTCAACTACATAAGGGCGAGAGTTCCCGCCTTTGTAGTAGTGAGCATCTATGGTTGGAGAAATGTCGGAGAAAAGCCCCTGCCTTCCTTTTTGTTCGCGGATGTTCTCCGCATTATCTCCGCTACCTGTTTTTCCGATAGGGAATACTTTGGGTCTGGGGTGACTTCTAAGATTTCCGATAAGGAATACCCTTTCTCGGTGCTGTGGGATGCCGAAGTTTTGGCTGTCAAGCAACTCCCATTGACAGTCATACCCCATCTCATCCAAGACTGCCAAGATGATTCCAAAGGTTCTTCCTTTGTCGTGGTTGAGGAGTCCTTTGACATTCTCAAATAAAATGTACGGTATTCCTTTATCCCGAGCGAGCCTAAACATTTCAAAAGCGAGTGTGCCTCTAGTGTCCTCCAAAGAGAATCCTGTTCGTTTTCCCGCAGTTGAAAAAGTTGCACAAGGAAATCCTCCAACGAGGAGGTCGGCATCTGGAAGGTCTCCAGCGGAAACATCTCTAATGTCTCTGCCGTCTGGTTTGTCTCCGAAGTTTCTCTCATAAATACTCCTAGGTTTATCTAGCCATTCATTTGCCCACACACATTCGTGACCTGTTCTTTCAAGTCCGAGACGGAAAGCGCCTATACCTGCAAATAACTCAATGAACTTCATTAACCTTTACCTAACTCTCTCTAAGTAAAGGCTAAAGCGCTGGCTTTGCTGGGCGACCTCTACGGCGGATTAAGTTTCCTGATTCGTCATAAACTGGCTCTCGGTCAATATCGTTGCGAATGATTTTGTAAATCAACTGCTCTGATACTCCCATGGCTTCAGCAATCTCGCGGTAAGTAATTCTTTGCTTACGAAGGCGAAGAATCAACTGCTTACGGCGCTTGCCTAAGTCAGAAATCTGAGACTGATGTTCACGCATTGCATCTGTAATCATCTTGACTTCTTCTAAACCCTTGCCATCCAACTGCTCTGCGTTTAGCGTTGTATTCATCGTGTCTCTCCTTCGTAGAACTGTGTCCAGTCAATATCGTTTGATGGGTGGAACAAACTGCGGTGCTTCTTAATCGCTTCTAAATCCATATTCATTCTCGACTTTTGGTAAGCGAGAGCGAGCGCGATGAAGAAAGGTGCGAATAACACTACAGTAGTAAATAAACCAACTGTAGTCAAAATTAAATCCCAATTCATTTGAATCTCTCTTTCTTTGCCCCTCTAATGTATAAAACTAAAGAATTTCTATCGTTCTGTGGTGGAAGAAATATCAGAGACTTCATAAACTTAGATGAGTCATCTGGTAGAACTCCAGCATCAACAATTCCATCAATCGCCGCTTTGACTGCTGGATTGCAAGCGCCTACATCCTGTAAGCGACCTCCCTTTTGATGAGGTTCCACGGTGACTGAAATCCATTCCATCTCTGGAATTTGTTCAGACTTTGCCAAGACATGAAACGCCGAGCGCCAAGTCTTGACCAACTCAGCCCGTTCCCATCTGTTGCCAGCGCGTTCGCCGTTTGTTGTCCAAGGGCGTTGCGCCAACTCAAGTCGGTAGACGAGTTGTTCGTGTTCATCAATCCTGCATAGGCAATCCATGTCTTAAAGATAAGGGTCACTTGAACTCCTGTCGAATTCCCATTTCTCCCCATCATTGAAGATTTTCCATGCTTTGCCGTTGTCATCAATGAAAGGAATATCCTCAGCCGACTCAACTTTGGTAAGCAAAAATCCTCGCTCCCTAGCCTTGTCTCTGTAAGACTCAACCCAGCCGTGACATCCAGAAACTCCAGAGCCACATAAAAGAATTAGGTTTGCTGGCAAGTGCAAAGTTTCGTTTCGAGAGCCACCCATCCGCCGAGGAACTCGGTGATGAACTGACCAGCCGAAAGCATCGCCTTGACCGCCACACTTTTCACATCGGTAATTGGCTCTGTAAAAAACCTGAAAACGAACTTCGTCTCCTACTTTGAGTTTAGGTTTAGCCATTGGAGTCTCGCTGTCGCCAAAGATTCTGTGCAACCAGAGCAGATAGATTCGCTCGTCTGTAGCGCCGTAATCGTAGCCAGTCTGCAAATCGGAATATCCTCATAAGTCAGATGCCACCTCTCCGCCACCATCTGCCATATCAGCACTTGATTTGCCTTTCGCTAATGACTCACGGATTTGAGCCAGATAAAAATTCACTTGCTCGGGTGTTGCCGCCTTTGACCGAGTATCTTCCAACTCCAACATATAGCGCTGGGTCGCTTCTCGGTCTTTCTCATTCTGTCGCTGTCGCACCCATTCTTTGTTGAAATATACGGGAGCAATAACCTTTTCGTCATTCATGTAATGAATTGACACAAAATACTTTGCGAACTCAAAAGTCATATCGGGCAACAAGGCTGAATCCCATGCCAGTATCTTTCCTTCATCGGCTTGGAGCCGACCATCAAAGAGACAGGCGTAGGCGAAAAGTTGGGCTACCTCAGAACGGTTCATTCTCAATCGCCTTTCCTTCTTCAGCAATAAACTTCTCCGCTATCTCTAGCGCTCGCATCACCGAACTCTCGGTGCGTGTCATCCCACCGCCTCGTTGCGGAAGTGGTGTATCTGCCCAGCGCTCTTGATTCAACCATGTAGATGCGTGAGCCGTGAACTCAGGCTGACGATTAGGGTCACTCGCAAATCGCTTAGCGCCTTCAATAATGGTTTCAACTGAAACCTTCTTACACGCTTTCATAAAGGCTGTTCTCGCCGCGCCTTTTGCTTCTTTCCTTGGATAGATAGTCCAAAACAAATTGAAGTCCGAATCCGAAGGATTCGTGTGTATATCTATATTGGGTATGGGTATGGGTATGGGATGGGTATGGGGCTGTTGAACTTCGCCCGAAGTTACGCCATCTGTTCGCCGTAACGACCTAGCCTTTTGCATACGCTCAGCCGCTTTTTTGCGCTCAGTTTCTACCTTTTCCTTTGTAAATTGATACTCGTCATACCCCAAAATCTTAATATCTTCCCCACAAATTTCCCACAAATTTGCTTCTATTAAGGATGAGATATGACGAGAATTTGATAGTTTTTTCACAGTATTTATCGGAATAATGCCATCGGTGAGGTAGGCATTGGAATAGCAAAGGGCTGTGATGTACAAACGAAATGCTCCGTCACTCAATCCAATAATCTTTGGATGGTTAGGAAACCCATCATCAATCCTTACCCAAGTCATTCTCTCTCCCTCTACTTTAGAAGTGATGTCCACAATTAGGACATGATTTCTTTTGCTGGCGTATTTCAATTTTTCGGTTATCTACGAACTCGGGTAACACATAGACCTTGCAACGATTACGAGTGTCTTTCAATCTCGCAATTCGCTCGGTCAGATGGAGAACGGACAATACACCCGATGCTGACCCATGGTGAAGTCCAAGGGCTTCAGCCAACTCTTTCCAAGTGGCTCCATGCTTACCGCGACTGGCTAGGTAGGTAAGCGCCGCGATTTGGCGCTTACCTGTAGTTCCATCTGCATCTTGAGTTCTTGCTCTTTCTTCAGATGAATCCGAACCTGACCAACCCGATGTTCCGTTATACGGCGCTTCAGGAAACGCTAACTGTGTCATCGCTTGACTCCTTAGTGGTTGAAGTTTCAACTACTGGGGAAGTGCCAACACGATTCTGAGCCTCCTTGAATGAAATTCGTAATGTCTCAAGGATTGATGGCTCAATCGCATCTTTGTACTTTGTGATGTAAGCGCCCAACTTTGCAAGGTTCTCTAGGTCAGATGCTTCAGAGATAGCCTTGGCGAGCGCCTTGGTATCTACTACGACCTTTTCTGAACGCTCGTAACTCTGACTGTCTGGGTCTGGCTCGTCAGTTGGAAGCGATAGTGTTTGGAGGAGCGCGGTTCGAAAGGCAACAGACATGGCTTTTGCCGTTGCCTTATCGCCTGAGTCCATCGCCTCTCCTACGACAGTCGCCTTGATTGCATCTCCACCCGCACCGATAAATGTGTAAGTCACTTTGACTTTGACATGACCCATAACTGTGCGGTTCTTACCGATTTCAACTGAGTGATATTCATAATCCTCAACTGAAGGCACAACAATTACGCCATGCTTTTGAAGTGCAGGTGATACTGCATTGACAACTGCATCAATTCCACGGAAGTTAAATCCTTGGGATGCGTTGCGGTCATTCTTCTTGACTGCGCCAACTTCTTTCATCACTTCATTAAGTGCTTGAGCAATTGGCAATACTTTAGTTTCTGACATTTGCTTCTCTCTCTACTCGGTTACGAACTTGACTGAAGTTTCGGCTGGAACAACCTTGACCTCTGGGATAATTTCTCCTTGGGTTGAAATTACCACACCTTCTTCAGTAATCAAAGCCTTTAACGCAGTTTTGTCTACATCGGTTTTGATTCTTAGGAGTGATGGGTCATTAGTCTTTGCCCACTCGATGAATTTAGATTCATCGTTGAACTCAATGTGTGGCTGACCAGCCGTAGTCTTGAGTGTGCCATGGGGCAAAGTTACCGTTTTGCGACCCTCAGAGCGCTGTAGGAGGGCGTAAGGGGTTAGGACTGCCTCGAAGTACAGGGCATCCCTATCTAGGGCGCTATTGACCGTAGAAAGCCATTCTGTAATACGAACGACCTCGGCATCATAGATTGCTTTGTTCTCGGCTTGCTTACGCCGAATGACTGCTAACTTGCGGATTGCCCAGTCAGCCTTTTGGTCGTTATCAACGACAAAACCTTCATTTTCCGCTGAGATTGAAGATACAGCGGGATTATCGAACTCATTGATTTCTGGTTGTGTTGTCATGTTGCTCCTCTCATGGCGAGAGGTTACACACCCCCAGTTGGGTATGTCAAATCCTACAAGCCGATGATTTGCCCAACATATACGGAGGCACCGACAACTGTGGCGATGATAAGAGCGCCGACAGTACGAACCACCCACTCGGAGCGAGATTCCATCTTTTCAACTCGGTCAAGGATTGACTCCATTGCCTGTTGGAATCGGGCTGAATCAGACGAGTAAACATCACGGCGAACATAAGTCTCACCGATATTGATGTTGATTTGCTTGACTTCCGAGGTGAGGTCATCAAGCCTACGCATGATTTCTCCGAGGGTTGGTTCGTGGTCTGCCATTTAGATTCCTATGCTGTGAACTTAGGGCGACCAAAGCCGACAACTGCAAGAGGCAAGCCTTTTTTAGCGCTCTTTTTGTAAGCGCGTACTTTCTTTGCAACTTGTCCACCGTTTCGTTGGTCACCCTTCTTATCTGGACTTGTATTACCTTCAATGCAAGTAACTGTTCCGTCACCGTTATCTTTTAGAACAATTCCCACATGACTGATACGGTCCACGCCATCTGAGGGGAAATCAAAATAAACTACATCGCCAGGCTGAGGAGTTGCAGTTTCCGCATCTTCCCACGCCTTAGCCTTTTGGAAAGCCTGAGCGCCAGCAAGAGTTGAAACTGTATTAGGAATTTTTACTCCCGCTTCATTTCCACACCACATAACAAAACTTCCGCACCATGGCAGGAAGTTAGCCTTTGTGTAAGCGCCGTACTTTGTTTCGTTATCCTTTGGACCTTCGATGGTTCCAATTTCTTTGAAAGCAACTTGAAGGAAAAGTTCTGCTGAGCCTTTTTCCGCCATTATTTTGCCTTCTTCTTTGCAACTGCCTTCTTAGCAGGAGCCTTCTTTGTGGTCAGTTTCTTGAGACCTTCAGCCGCAACGATTTCAGCAATCTTGCCGAACGCTGGGTCTTTCTTGTTGATGTAGCGAAGTGCTACTGGAAGAACTGCCGCGATACCTGAAGCCAAGATAGCCTTGACTGTATCTGCATCAAGGGCAAATAGGTCTCCGCCTGTTGCCATGAAAGTTGCTGTAACTGCCGCTAAGAATGAGCGACCATAAGATGCGAGCATTGCTTTTTGCTGTGCGTTCATTGTGAACTCCTCTACTAGATGTGTAAATAATAACCTATCGGTTTATGAACCTAGGTAAATAAGGCTCATCTTTGGATTATGGTCTCCTGTATTCATAATGTCCAAATCCTGACCGCTATTCTGCCAAACACGCAACTCAACATAGTCATCCTTAGTCA